TTTAATCATTTTATGATGCGCGTGAATCTTGAATCCAGGCATGAAACAGTATATATGTTTGTAAATATCCCGAGTTATTCGGAAATGGTTGACGTTCATCTTTTTGTTAATTTTGTTTATATATATATAATAAATTGTGTAAACAAATCAATTTTACGCTTTATAAAATAGAAAAATATGAAATATGCTTACCGCGAATTCAATTCATTTCGGTAAATCGGCCAAAATGGGTTGCAATCGTAATGTCATATTTATTATGAGTTTAATAAAAATATAAATTTTACAATAAAAAACAAAATGTTACTAGTTTTAAAATAATATGCTTATGCTATGCTAAAATAGTACTCTCCAACTCCCGGACTCATACCAGATGGAGTATTTCTTACAACCATACGTAGTTGAGTGTTCTCGTAAGAGCTCATTCGAATATTTGGTAAGTTCATCTATTTCGTTGGAAATCAAGAGAAGTTTCGCAATCAGTTGAGAATCAATATAATCCCCCCATACTTGGGATTTCAATACATCCGCAAAACGATAAATGATGTCGGTTACGCCTTGATATTGAAGTTGGATCACATTTCGAATATCCTGCTTCTTTTCGTATGCCTTATAGGCGGTGTGAATACCAGTTGAAAAACGCGACTCTGTAATTTGTTTCAACAGATATTTCACCCGGAGGTCTACATTATCAACTGGATTGGTAGTGTCGAATTTTCTTCCATCGTGTTGTTCAAGGTGTATTGTTTTTCGAATGATTTTGGGAATCTTCTCTTTTAATGTTTCGAGAACAACAAGATCATCGTTGGTTAAATTCTTAAAGAGAGATTCGGTTGATAATGTTTCGTTAATGAAAATGAGGGTGTTACGGTCGGCCAAATTACGACCACATTCAAAGTCACCCGGATTCCTTGGAGCTACCCCTTGATTTTGGGTTCGCTGCCACTCATAATAATGAGGGTTGTGAATGCGAGTTTCAATGGTTCCCCGACGCCAACTGAAGGCAGTATGGCACTGAGTGCACCACATCTGGTCGCACCCTTCTATTTTGTGAATGGGGGTCGCGCAACTAGGGCACGGCTTTGTGTCTTTGTCGAGTAGTTTTACTGTTGCCAACGTATCTGGGTCGCACGTGTGCTCGGTGTCTCGACCATGACCCTTGATAACGTGACAGTCAGGACAAGTCCATTTCTCACACAATCCACATTTCCACTGACTGGATAGGAAACCACGACAGTTTGGGGCCATACACTTACGTCCAATGGATGCATTTTTGGTTGTAATAACACTACCACCTGATGAGATTTGGTGTTTCAGTGCCCGCCGTCTGCTTTCAAGGATAGCAATTTCCTTGCTAATTTCATTGACCTCGTTCTTGAAAACGTTGATCTCCTTTCTGTTCTCTAATACCGCCATAGTTGCTGGTAATAGGGCCTTCTCCTTTTCTACCATTACCCCGGAGTTCATTCTCTTCCATTCACGTTCGACCCAATTTTTAGTCAAATTATCCATTACAAATTTTCTGGTCCAAACCTTTCTACACACGTGCGTTCCGTCGGGATTTTTAGCTCCGTTCATACAAACGGTTGCTTTCTGGTCTAATATGTAAGTTTTACAGCAAGTACTGCACGCTGAAAATTGGCACCATTGGCAATGTATTTCGGACCGATCTCCTGTGGTAAAGTTTTCGCAACAAATCAAACAAGCTGACATTGTGATAGATACGTATTTTGAGTGTTTATGATAAAATATCATTATGAATCGCAAATCAATTTCTCTGAACTTACACTATTATTTTTAAGTATATCTAATCTTGTAGATTTAGTGTAAGTTCGAGAAAATCATAAAAAAAGATGATTTTTATGATTTATTAAAAGAGTTTAAATGTGCTTTATATTTATTTGTTTATCGTGCAATTCTCGTGCATCATAGTTCAGTGCATATAATACTTCCGCAATAGAACGTTCCTTGAAATAATTATATATGTCGTCTAACTTAATTGTAGTTTTCTCACCTTTTAACATATGAGGGACAAACATTTCCTGATGAATTCTAAAAATATGAGGCATATATTTATTTGAAATAAATTTTTCCTTCTTCGTAATGTATCTCGCAATATAGCTGCGATGTACATTAAACATAAAATCTTTATATTGAACATAAAACTTGTAAAACAGCTTCTTATACCGCGGGAAATAAGATAAAAATTCAGTCACTTTATCCATGCGGCGTAATGATAAATATTGAAACTGTAAATTCGGGTTATTTCCGCGCAATTCTTTTAACTTCAAATAACTATGGGTCTTAACTGCACACCGTACACCACTTTGTTTATTATACATCATTATACCGACGTTTGTATATGGTTCTTGTAGTCCGGAATAACTATCCAAATTACTCTGGAAACTATCATTTGTTTTAAATAGTTTGGGGAAACGAATAACACTATTTTTAAAACAGTCAAAACATTCGTAACATTCCCTGTTGATAGAAGTAAATTTATTATTATTAATGTTATCCACTTTATATACACCAACCAAATATAACTGAGGCCAAGATACCGGAATTACAATGTGATTATCTGGGTGCTGCATTACAAATGAGTAACAATATGTTTTATCCATATTATTAATCAATATATTATCATTTAACACCTGATTATCGTGTCCTTGTAAGGCTTCCATAAACATATCATAAAAACTAATTTGACGGGCTGAACTGTGAATATCAACAAAATACTGATTTCTGAAATAAAAGTAAGATCCTCCAATTGCTCCACGCGTGGATATAACCCATTTATCGTTATGATAAAATAAATTAATCATTGTTCCTTCAATTATTTCACTAATTTCAATATTTGAATCACATTCATAAGAAGAAATAAATTGGTTATAACCGATAGATTTAGGTGGTGCAACGCATAAAAGTTTACCAGTTTCATCATAAATTACACTTTTGTATGCAAATAATTCATTAAACGCGTCTGATACCATATTTCTGTCATAATTTTTAATTGTATATGTCTGGTCTTCAAATTTACACTGCTTGTTGTTAATATTCTCCGGGTCTGACGTTAATTCGAGTACTGGGCCGGACATCGTTACACTTTAATATAACTAATAAAGTATTATTTAAATCAATTTTTATATGAATTTAAGAAAAAAACATTTTAAATATTATTTATATTATCAATATATATAACAATATGACTACACAATTAATATTGAAATTGGGAGATATTATAGAATTAAATAGTCCAAATAATGATTTGTATCATGAACACGTATTTATAATAGACTATATTGATAACAATATTATAGATTTAATTAAAGTAAATGATGGTACACCACAATCACTGGTCTTGGAAAATAATACATTTAAAGATGAGTCTATTAAACAAATATTTTTGTTAGACCGTAATGATGATGACGGATACATTAAACAAAACAATATCGAATTAGGGAATTGGTTGAATTTACATTTTGGTGGCGATTTTCCGGCAATATTTACAACACAGGTTACAAGTATTGAGGAGGATATGATGGAACTCACAAAATATCCTGATCTAGAAGTCATTTATATTGATTTCGAATACAAGGGTATTCCAAAACATCTTCCCCTTGAAAAAATAGAGGTTCGGGAAGCACCTGCTTATATTGAAGATAAAATCGAAAAACCCGTAATCGATGAGAATGAAGATAAGTTAGATACACCAACATTAGAGACATTAGAAAAAACATCGGAGGCCGAAAAAACCGACGAACAGGAAATCGAGGTTGAGGAAGAAAATATTGACGATAAATTAAGCCAACTTATTAATGAATCACAAGAAATTATATTTGGTGAAAAATTAGATGCAATTAAACAAATTGTCGAAGTCGACGAAAAAGAAAAACGTTATGATATTGAAATACAAGTAAATGATTTAATGGACGAATTGTTATCAACTATTCCAAACGAGAAACGCAATCAACACGTTATAAATAATATTCAGTTATTAATTACTAGGTTTAAAGAATTGCGGGTTCATTTTTCAGAATTCAAAAATGGAAATGTAGTTGTTTCACCCAAAATAAAGGGGCCATTTTACAAACCATTAGTCGAATCGGTTGGAAATATGAATGACCATTTAAAGTGGTTAATTCCAATTGTAAAAATGCGAAAACAGATTTGTGATGTTGACGATGATTCGGGACTCAATGATGTGGTGTATACAAGTACGTATCAATCGTATATGCAGTTGGCTGATGCGCAACATAAATATTATGTTGGAAAGCAAATGATCAATCCCGATGTAATGGACAATTTGGTAGCGGATACGTTTAAACCATACAATAAACCATATGATTCAACTGAAATATTAAAAACGCAAGGCATAAATGTAAATATTGAAGCAATCATCAGTAATATTGATGATTTTAAATCAAGCATACTTGATGGAGAAAATTTGTCATACAAGCAATATGTTATCCAAAAATATAATCTGGGTATAAAAAAAGTGACAAAAAATGAATCAAAACAAACCGTATTGATTAATAATACACCGAATGAACAAATGTCAATATGTTCATTCATTAGTCTTCCATATAGTGCAATGAAGTTCTCCAAATTATATATGAAAAATGAAAATCTACTTAATCGTATCCACTACCATCAAAACTTTCTAAGTAAATTCAGATTATTCACAAAACATCAAGATGTTATTGAGAACGTAGTTGACAACTTGGATAATGAATTAGACTATTCTAGTATTGATTTATTAAATAATGTCAATCATTATAGTCTAAACGACACCAATTTTGATGATGATTATAAATACAATAAATATTTAGAGTCCATTATACCTAAATCCAAAACAGTCATCAATATTATGCGCAAATTACTGAAAACAAAATATTCATACGTGTCTTATGTTAAAGAATTAGAACCCTTTATGATTTATAATGACGATTTAACCTATACTCAACATAATGAAATTCGTTATATCATTAAAGATAATATTAAATCACTAAAAACAGATTTTATCGAAAAGGCTGCGGTATTTAATAGTTATCGAAATATGCAATCAAATGAAAACGTAATTAAATCATTATTAAAACTATTAGACAATGAAAGTGAAAATATGGTAGTCGAGTATGGACTGGTAAAAATTTCAAAAGATTTACATAATCACGAATTATTAAAGAAAATGTATGTTATTGATGATTGTAAACTGCTTTACGCAATGCTTTCTAAAATGATGTTTGTTCTCAATATACCCAAAAAGATGGATATTGAGGGAGAGAATACAAATCCTTTGAAAATTAAAACCGATTGCGGGCGACGTTATTTGTCAAAAGAATATGAAAGTTTGGAAGAATTAATGAAAGACAATGGTAAAGATGATTTATTATTTGATAAAGAATATGACGATACACCTTATGAAATTATGTCTAATTATGAAACAGAAAAACGTGATATGGTTAATGAAGACTTTTTAGATTACTTAATTGAAAATCTTATTCAAAAACACGAAGTAAGTAAAGACAGTGCAAAGGAATTGGCGTCCACCATAATATATGGAAAACGGCATATATTAGATAATGATTATGCAAAG